CGAGGTCACACAGGAATCGGAGGTCCGGGTCCTCCGCTAGGCGTTTCCCGCCTCAGCCACCGGGTCCACCGGCACCGGCTCGCCATCCGGGCCGGGCTTCTCCAGCGAGATGCCCGACAGTTCGAAGGCCTTGTCCACGAGCCGGGCGTGCACGTCGGAGAACGACGCGGCGACCGCGGCGACGTCTTCCTCCGGCAGGGCGCGGGTGCCGTCCTCATTGAACAGGGTCCGCACCAGCACCAGGGCGGTCGCCGGGATGACGTTGCCGGCGACGGCAGGCGCGTCGCTGGCGGCCTCGGCGAGGGCCGCGGCCAGGCGCCGGACCTCCTTGCGGGCGCGCGGGCGGAAGCCCTCCGGCAGCTCCTCCTCCGCCTCCAGCGCGACACCCACGCGCTGGTAGAACTCGTCCGCCACGGTCAGCGCACGGCTCAGCTTGTCCAGCTGCTGGGTCTGCTCGTCGGCGCCGTCGAATGCGGACTTCATGGCCTCGCGCTGCGCCTTGGCGATGGCGGCGCGGTAGTCCACCCAGTCGCCGGCCACCAGCTGCCGGACGATGACGGTGGCGTTGTTCCATTCCGGGACCACGACCCGCTCGTGCTTGAACGGCGCGAGCGGATGCGTGGCGAGGGCGCGGAGGTTCGGGGCGGCTGTCTGCTTGGCCATGTGTCACCCCGCCTTACGGCGACTCCGGGGTCGGCACGTAGGCCATGCGCAAGATCGGCGAGACGATCGCCACGGTGAAGTTCGCGTTCCACTTGCCGTTGACGCCGGCCTCCTCGCTGGTCTGCGTCACCACGCCCAGGAAGCGGGCCTCGCGGTTCCGGCTGTCGATCACGCGGAACTCGTGGCGGTCGCCGCTCTCCTCGGCTTCGCGCAGCAGGTCCTGGCCGGCGTCGCCGTCGTAGTAGTTTCCGGCGAAGGTCACCGTGCCGTTGTCCTTGAGGCCGAAGTCCTTCTCGACCACCTCGCTGCAGAAGGTGGAGACGTCGGTCTCGGTGCGCTGGCCGCCGGCGCGGTTGTAGCTGTTGAGCGTGCAGCCCAGGGTGACGTAGTCGGCGTCGTCCACGGTGCCGGCAGAGAGCGTCTCCACCGGGTCCGCCGAGATCATCAGCTGGGTGCCCTGGGCACGGGTGTACTTGGAAGCCATGGGTCAGTTCCTCACGGGGTTGGGGTTTCGGTGGTGGCGGCGACTTCCCAGGACACCCTGTGCAGCTTGGTGTCGGGCTCGTAGTCGCTGGGGAGCCGCCGGATGCTGCTGGCGGCAAACTGGGAGTCCTGGGCGGTGAGGCGGTGGTAGACCTGCCACGCAAGGGCCGTCGCGGCGCTGCGGCTCTCGGCCCAGCAGTCGATCTGCACGCTGCCGCTGTCGCTGCCGTCCGGGCCGCAGAACGCCATGCCCAGCTCGCCGCCCATGTGGAAGTGCGTGATATAGGGCCGTGCCACGGTCGGCGGTGCCACGCCGCCGTACACGCGCCCGCCGGCCAGCGCAGGCGCCTGCGTCAGCCGGGTCTGGATGATGGTCTCGATCATCGCCGCCCCAGTGCCTGGTCAATCGCCCGCGCCAGCGCGTCCTGCGTCGCGGCCACGATCTCGTCCTCGTGCGAATCCCACGCCGGCCGGATCCATGGCCGTGCGGGCTCCTTGCTGGTGCCCAGCTCGCTGAAGCGAAATGTGTATGCGGGGTTCCGACCGTCTTCACGCCTGATGCTTCGGATTCGCACACCGCTGGTGAATGTCCCGGGTTCGTTTTGCTTCTTGCCAGCGGCCACGACAGCGTTGCGGGTGATCCCCTCATCTACCGGCGCGAGGCGCCTCACGGCGTCACGCCCGACCCGAGCGCCGGCCATTGTTGCTTGCCGAAGGACCTTCCTCTGAACGCCGCGGGACAGGCGAGCGAAGTCTTCAGAGAGCTGCCCGAGCCCCCTGATCTCCATCGTGATCGTCATGTCCGCTCCAATGAAAAGGGCCGCCTAGCGGCAGCCCTAGTTACGCAGCTTCGGGGACTTTTGCCCCCTTCCGTATGTTCTCTTCTGCCCACAGCGGTTGCAGGTTGCTGTAGTGGCAGAGACGCCTCAGGTCTTCAACCGACTCCGCCGTCGCCAGCGGAATGATGTGGTCGATGTGCCAGTCGCCGTAGTTGTCCCACGTCATGCCCGGCTTGAACTGCCGTTCCATGTGCGCCTGAAGATCGGGCCAGTCGCAACCCAACAGGCTGCGCGTCGTCCCGGTCTTCGTGTGGCCGCGCTTCTTGAACGCGAGCCGGATATAGCCTCGCATCGCACACTCAGCGCGGAACAGTGGATCCTCTTTCATTCGCCGCAGCTTGTATGCGGTGTTGCGCTTCAGCACCTGCGGCCAGTTGTCGACCCGGTACACAGCTTGATACTGAATCTTCGCCTCCCTGTTCCGCTCATAGAAAGCGCGTGACTGGCTTCGGTAATGATCTGGCTTCTTGGCAACCGCGAGGCGCTTTGCCTCGGCCACCTTTTCGGGATTCGCATCACGGTAGGCCTTGAACTTCGGCAACCACCTGTCCCGATGCCGCAAGTAATCCTCGCGCTTCTTGACCTTCTTGCAGGGCCGGCACCAGTTCGCGTACCCGTCCCGCCTGGACGCCTGCTTGTGGAAATCCGCATACGGCTTTGTCTCGCCGCAGATCGTGCACCGCTTCATAACGTCGCCTCACGTTATCGCCTTTGAGGTGTGCGGCAGGGAGTAGGCGTTACTCCTTTTCGGCTGGCCGGCCTAGCCGCACAGTTCAATTCTACCCCTGATTCAACCCCGCTATGGCGATGATCGCCGTCTCGCTGCCGTCGTTGCTGGTGCCAACGGACTTGATGTCGTAGACCTTGCCGGTCCGCACCGACACGATCCTCCACTCCGGGTTCACCTCGCGCGGCCGGATGTCGAACCGCACCTGCTCCCGGTACGTCTCCGCGCCGGACGCCACGGCCTCGGCGGTCGCGCTCAGCTGGTTCGTGCGCTTCGCCCATACCTCGCCGTTGGTGCCGGTCGGCGCAGGCTGCCAGGACTGGTCCACCACCTCGCCGAAGTCGTTGGTCACCTGCACCGACGCCTCGAAACGGATGCGGTGGTTGAGCTCGCCGGCGTTCAGGGCCATCGCTCAAACCCCCAGGCCCACGCGATGCGGCCACAGCAGGTCGTGGAAGCCCTGCGGCAGATCCCGCGCCGGCGCATCGGTGACGGCCTCGCGGTTGCGGTAGAGGTGGCCAGCGGCCAGCAGCACCGCCGCCTTCACCACCGGAGTGACCACCATCGGATCGCATCCGGCCGTGTCGTCCAGGATCGCCGCGGCCATCGCCTCGGGGGTCGCGTACACCTTCCGGTTGAGGAAGTTCTGCGCGGCTTCCTCCGCTGCGTCGGCGTAGATCGTCAGGATCGCATCGTCCTCAGCCTCCGCGCGGCAGTGCGCCCGGACCTGCTCGATCGTCACCAGGTTCATGCCAGCGCGTCCTCCAGGGTCATCCGCGGGAAGTACGGCAGCGCCGTCTCCCGAGTTGCGTTGATCACTTCCATGCCGGCCAGCCGCGGCAGAACCGCCTCGAAGTGGGCCGGCCACTTGTCGATCCCGGCAGCGTTGCCCAGATGCCTGGGGTGGTCGCCGTGCCAGTGCCGCTGCCCGCCGGTGTGCTGGCAGTCGTAACCCAGCAGCACCACCCGCTCCACGCACCACCATGCGGCCTGGGCCAGCGCCGCAGCGCCGCTGTTCGTCGCCTCGTGGTTCAACCACGCCATCTCCCGGTGCACGCCCGGGATCCTCTGCGGCGAGACCAGCGCGCCAGCGAACCTTCGCCGGGCCTCAACCAGGTACTGCTCCCACCAGGCCTTGTCCAGCGCGTAGAGCACGTCGGCCCACGGGCACGCCCGGAAGGTGGTGTTGGTGACGATTACCCCGCGGCCTTCTTCCGACGCCCGCCACGCCCGGACCGCTTCGCAGTCGTCTGCGGTAAGGCTGGGGCCGCTGGCGATGCAGACGACTTCTCGCCATCGGCGGTGGAAGGGTTTTCCGCGGTCGGGCCTTCGTCGCTCAGGATGCGGACCAGTCCTTTCTGCTCCAGTTCCGCCGCCGTCTGGTTCGTCACACTGAAGCGCTCGTTGCGCTTGCGCGGCTCGCCGTGGATGAAGCTGCGCAGTGCCTGGACCTGTTTCATGGTGCACCTCCTACGACAAGGGGCGGCCGGAGCCGCCCCTTGCCACTGCTGCGGGCTTACGCGCCGGACGAGGCCGGCGGGGTCGACGAGGCCGGCGCCGGGTCGATGCCATCGAAGTCGCCGGTCACGAACGCCTCCGGA